GGGGGTAGGGGAATATTATAGGGGGGAGGGGTGAAATAATAGATATAGAATATAATGGATAATTGGAATGAAAGTTATATAAAGGGATATATTAAAGGGGGCTGGGGAAATAAGGTGGGTTTTGATTATGGGGTGGGGCAATGGAGGGGAGGGGGTAACACTTTACCCCTATATTTATAATACGGGAGTAAATATATCAAACACTATGTAATTATCTTATTTGTAGAATAACGACAACAAGTCGTATATCATTAAAGCTTTAAAAATAAATTATAATGGGAATAATAAAACCAACTTTATCACTAACAGCAAACGCTAGCTCAGCAACAACAGAAGCTGGGCCATTAAGCTTTGCGATATCATTATCAGCAACTGATTCGTTAGATGTAACACAAGTAGAATCTAAAATCATCGATATATCAACTACTCATGCATTAATATTTGATCACGACAATTATTTTGCCACAAACGCAGACACTGGTATAGATGGTGGGTTTGTTTACTTTAAAAACTTACTAGCTGAAAACGCTCCTGCTGACTTACTACACGACATAGTAATACACAATACGGACGCAACAGCGTTAGGACAAGATCACGAACCTAGATTATTCACTCTACAACCAGGTGAATTTGCGTGGATGCCTTGGGATTTTACATGGAATTTTTACGCAGATGGAGCTGAATCAAACTCAAACGCATTAGAATGCTGGTTATTTGTAAGAACAACAACTGTATAATATGGCAGCATCATTAAAACCTACATTAACACTAACTAGTACAGCAGGTACTACAGGCGTTAGCGAAGATGCTTCGTTAGTACTATCAGTAACTGACGATTTAACTGTAACAGATCCATCTATTGGTATATCACGTGTAGCGTGCACTAATGCTGGTGCTAGTACTGTGATATTACCTTCTGCGTCTACTACTAGATACGTGTATATTAAAAATACAGGCTTAGATGGTGACGATGCGGCCTTAGCGGATGGCGTTACTGTAAAAGTAGAGACTACTGATGACGGTAGAATAATAGATCTTGCTGCTGACGAGTTCTGTTTTTTACCATATAGAGCTGAAAGTTCCGGCGCGCTACAACTAGAAGCATCGACAGGCACAGTCGTCGTTGAATACGGCTACTGGACTAAAGTATAATAAGGAAAATCCTTATACCTTAATTAATAAAACCAAAAACAATGACATACATATACTATAAAAGTAGCACATATGCTACAGAACCGAAAATTTCAGAGAAACAAATGGACGAATGGAAGCATTTAGCCACTAAAAAGAACTGGAGAATTACACAATTACCCAACGGGTACTACCAAACAGAGGTAAATAAGCCCGATAATAGTGAAGAATGGGTGGATATTACGCGAAGAGAGACAATGGAGGGCGCGGAAGCTGCGATAAACGGCAGTGTAGAGCACTTTGAGAAGAAATTAGAGTACGTAAAAGGCCCAAAGGTAGTAAAAACTTTTAAATAATTGACTATATGGCGTTCAAACTAGGAAAAGAAACAAGAGGAATAAAAAATTCTAGCAATGTACAGCTAGTTAGTACGCCATTAGACAAAGGTACAATAGCAGAAGCTAGGAATGACGGTACAATCGCCGTTAATTCAAACAGAAAAATTAGTGATAAACTAATGACGCGTGTTATTAAGCACGAAATGAAACACATCCAGGACATGGACGAAGGAAGAGCTGCCTACGGAGATAACTGGGTAATGTGGGAAGATAAAATATATCTTCGTAAAAACGGCATGATCGATGGGCCCAATGGTAGATTACCTGAAGGACATAAAGATCACCCATGGGAGCAAGAAGCTATTGCTGCTGAAAAACAATAAGTTAAAAATTAATCGATTAAATTTATAAAAAATGGCATTTAAAATGAAAGGGATGTCCTTCGGAGAAGGAACAGGTTATAAATCCCCACAATTAATGAAAAAAGAAGCTGCAATGAAAATGAAAAAAGAAGCAGCTATGAAAATGAAAAAGGATAGAACAGAATACGCAATGGGCTACGACTCTGCAATGAAGATGAAAGAAAAGATGAGAGATAAAGGTAACAGAAAAAAAGTAGTACAAGATGAAATTGGTGAACAAGCGAAAGTAGTAGAAGGTTCTAAAGGAAAAGGTAGAACAGTTACTAAAACAAAAACAAGGAAAATTGACGGCGCTACTGTTACAAAAAGCAAAGGATCAGGGCGTAAGGAGAAGACTGTAATGAAAATGAAAGAAAGATCTCCTATGAAGAAAGAAGAAAAAATGTATGGAGGTGACAAAACTTATTCTGAAGCTCAAAAACAGTCTAAAGGACAAATGAATGAAGTTATTAAGCAACAAAAAGCTTATGAAAAGAAAAAGATGGAAGAAGCTATGAAGTCTGGAGTTAAATGGGACAAAAAACAGGATAATGCTTGGAAAGCTCGTCAAAACAAAATAAACGAGTATGCTGGTTCTAAGAAAAGATATGAAGTTAAAACTGGTAAGCAAGAAGATGGTGGTAAGGTTAAACAAACTAACACAACAAATCTTAAAGGAGAAGACAGAAGTAAAACTGTAATAAAAGGTCCAGAAGGAGACAAGTCAAAGCTTGTTGAAACAAAAGACGAAAAAGGTAATATTACTTCTCAAAAAACTGTTGATAAGACTGTTGCTGGAACTGAAAAGCTTAAAAAGAAGTATGATGAAGATGGTAATCTTATTAGAGTAAGAGGTTATGTTACTGGTGATAAAGATAAAAGACAGAAAGCTAAAGATGAAAAGAAAAGATTAAAAGAAGAAGCTAAGAAAAACAGAAAGCAAAACAGACAAGATAAGAGAAACAAAGCGTAAGAAGTAGAACTTTAAATCTACACAAGTTAAATTAAATTAAATCAAATATTATGGAATACAATTTACCAAGTGAGTTGGTAAAAAACTTAGACTTCGGTGGTGAAGCTAAACAAAGAGTCATCACCGGAGTTAATAAGTTAGCCCAAGCCGTAAAATCTACATTAGGCGCTTCAGGTAAGTGCGTTATATATGAGGACGGAAGAGGCAAACCGGTCATTACAAAAGATGGGGTAACCGTTGCAGAAAGCGTAGTCTTGCATGACCCGGTTGAGAATATGGGTGCAACTCTAATTAAAGAAGCTGCCAGAAATACAGTTAAGGATGCTGGTGATGGTACGACAACTGCTACAGTATTAGCTGAAGCAATAATCAAACAAATAGATACTGCGGTCGCAGAAGGTCTAACAATCAGAGAAATTAAAGATGGAGTTAATGAAACACTTGATAGTGTCATAAGCTATTTAAATGATATAGCTATTGACGTTGAAGGTGATATGCTTAAATCTGTTAGTGCTATATCATGTAATAACGATCAAGAGCTAGGCGCTATTATAGCTGAGGCTTATGATAAGGTTGGAAAGAATGGTGTAGTACTTATGGAAGAAAGTGAATCAGAAGATACATACGTTGATATAGTTGACGGTGTAAAGATTGATTGTAACTTAACATCGCCGCATTTTGTAACAAATACTGAGAAACAAACATGTGAGTTAGATAATCCATTTGTTTTTATATGTTCTTCTGAAATACCTAACGTTCGTAAGATACAAGGCATTCTAGAACATGTTATTAAAAACAATAGAGCTTTATTAATTGTAGCGCCAGTAGCACAGCAAGTTAAAGCTGCTTTACTTATGAATAAAGTAAAAGGTACTATAAAGGTTAATATTATTGATTTACCGGGCTTTGGTCCTACTAAAAAGGATGCCACAGAAGATTTAGCTATATTAACTGGAGCTACAGTACTAAACGAAGAACTTGGTGATGATTTAGATTTAATGAAGCCAGAGCATTTAGGTGAAGCTGAGTTTGCTGTAACTGATGAAAAGAATACTGTACTGACTTTAGAAGGTATGACTCAAGGTATTGAAGATAGAATAGATGATCTTAATAAACAATTATCTGAAGAGTCAAATGGTTTTTTTAAAAAGAAACTAGAAGATAGGTTAGCTATGTTATCAGGTAGTGTAGGTATAATACGAGTTGGAGCAAACTCTAAGGTTGAACTAAAAGAAAAGAAAGATAGAGTTGAAGATGCTATATACGCTACTAAAGCAGCATTACAAGAAGGTATTGTGCCAGGAGGTGGTGTTGCATTATTAAACGCTAGCCAAAAAATTTCGACCAGCAGAGCTGGTAAGGTATTGCTTGATGCTTTGTCTTCACCGTTTACTACTATATTAGAAAACGCTGGACTAGAACAAATAGGTTTAAGACCTAATAAAGGAGTTGGTGTTAATGTTATAACTAGTGAAGAAGTTAACATGGTTAAGTCTGGTATCATTGATCCAGTGCTTGTAACTAAGTCTGCGCTTAAAAATGCTGTAAGTGTAGCTTTAACTATTATGTCAGCAGATTGTGTAATATCAAATGTAAGAATAGACAATGCAAGCAGTTAACGATTACGTAATAATAGATATAATAAAAGAAGGGCCAAAGAAAGTTGGTGGCTTCATATTAACAGACGATACAGATGAAACAAACCGATATAAAAAAGCTAATATCATATCTGTCGGGAACATGGTTGAAGTGGTTAAAGCTGGGGACAGTATATACTATGATGCTATTGCTGGTCATGATATTGCTTATAATGATAGTATGTACAGGGTAATACGTGCTAGGGATATAGTTATAGTAGAATAATTACTATTCTATAAAAACGTGTAATATCTATTAGTGTAGATTATACACAAACTATAAACCACAAACAACAAACACAAAATCAAAAATTAATTATTAATCTTTAAAAAATTTAAAAATGGATAGATTTATTTATATTAGAAACGGCGAAGATGATGCTTACGTAAACACCGCTGATAATTTCAAAGGAATGGTACAAGCCGGTTCTGGCGCAGTTCAAATGTTCTTTGATGCGGCAGCAGGTGCGGCTGGAAACAACGGTGGTTTTGATAAGATCATACTAGGCGTTACTGCTAATAAAGAGAAAGAAGCTATGGATGCTATTGGAGGTGCTTTAGCTGGAGCTAAAGCTGGTTCAACAGCTGTTATTGCTGATGATCACGGTGCAAAGTACTGTTCTGATGAGGTAACTAGCGTTACTTCAATTACGCTAAATACTACTTCAAACGCTATTAATACTGTTGAGGCTGTAGCATTATCTTCTGGTACAAAAACTCTTACAACTGGAGATTCTGGTAAAACTTTCATGCTTACGTCAGGAGGTGCTTATGCAATAGCACTACCTGTTGCAGCTGATCTTATTGCTGGTGAAAACTACAAGTTTGTTGTAAAAGCTGTATTAGGATCTGGAGCAATTACTATACAAGCTGGCTCTGCTATTATAGATTCAGTACACTTAGATGCTGGTGGCGACGCTGCTACATCTACTGCTGGTACTGCTGTTTCTAATATTATATTAGGAACAACTGCTAATCAAGGTGACACGGTAAATATATTTACTGATGGTACTACTTATTACGCAGAATGTTTTAGTGGTGTTAACGGTGCTATTACTACTTCATAATAGTAAATGCGATTAACAAGTCACGATTTACGTGATTTACAAATCCTTAAGTATTACAGGCTCGTTAGAAAATGGGCCTGTAAGACTTACGGGTTAACAGACGCTGACCTTGAGTTATTAATCTATTTAGATTGCAAGGGGCGTTTTACAAGAAATGAATTTATCGACGGAACATATACCATGAGTTGGGATAAGAACCGTTGGGAGAAATTAAGGAGGAATGGTTGGATAGAAACGTGGAGACACAGAAATAGAACAACCATCAAATACTCAGTATTCAAAACCTCTTTTAAATGCTCACACTTAATTAGTAGGATATACCGAATATTATTAGGAGAGGAGGATATACCTACTTCGGAAAAGAGTGTGTTTTTTAATAATCAATCATATACCGATAAGGTCATGAATAAGTCTATCGATGATATGATAAAAGATAATAAACGATGATAGGAAAAATTGCAAATGGCTTATTCGGCAAAATAGTAGATAATGCAGAAGGAATACTTGACAAGGTTATTACGACAGACAAAGAAAGAGATGAAGCTAAGCTCGCTCTTAGAAGAGTACTACTCGAAGCCGAAGCTGAAGCTTTCGCCAAAGAAGTTGAAGACAGAAAGAGCGCTAGGGATATGTATAAAGACGATGCGTTCATTCAAAAAGTACTTGCGACATTATTTACAGCAGCGTACTTTGGATTAAGCTTTATGATGTTTAGATACTTCGTAATGGGTGATATAGAAATGGGTGAGTTTGAAATTAGTTTCATCTCAACTATATTTGGTGCTATGAGTGCTAAAGTTAATACGGTAGTCGATTTCTTTTTCGGCGGATCGTCTAAAAAGAATCAAGAACAAAATAAAAATAAATAATTATGGGAATAAATTCAACAGAAGTTGCTTATGGTTTAGGACAATTAGGTAGTATATTTTCAGATCAAGATGATCCTATACAACCGCCAGCAGGAAAAGTATTTGTAGCAATACATTTTTTAGAAGACACGACATTAGAAGCGCACGGTGGTTTAATTGCATCACAAGACTCAGTAAACGGATATGAATATATATCTACTGAAGACGCTGGTGGTAACGATCAAACAGCACATAATATAGCTCATGATGGCACACCTACAGCAATAAGTGGTACTGGAGGTTTAGTTGTAGATAATAGTAACACAATACCAGCTGGAACTATAATATATGGAAGATGGACTCAAGTTCATACTACGGGTAACGTTATGGTAATAGCTTACATAGGAGAATAATGTTAGGTATAGGAACCGGAATATATAAAAGAAAGCCACCCAAGCTTACGCTAATTTCAACATATACTAGTAATTTTACTAGTGATACCGACGGTTGGGCGGCTCATGCAAATCTAGAAGGCACGTTAACGTTAGCGGCTAATCAAACAGCACCAGGTTCTGGTGAGGCTGGTTGGTTAAAAGGAACTTTTGATACTAATCAAACTAATCCATCTGATCTTGAAAAAATTACTCTTATTAACCCGTTGAAAATAGGCGATTATTTTTCTGTTAGCTTTAAGGTATATTTAGATAATCCAGGCGCAAGTTTAGGTGATTACTGGGACGGCACTGATGACGTTGATGGATTTATTACTGTTATTGGTGGTAAAGGTAACGCAGGTAGTTTTTCCGCTATACCTCAAGAACAAGTGGTAACTATAGATCATCACAGTAATCCCTCAGGCCCAGTAACAAATATTAACGGTAATGCACACATTAGAGTAACAAGTAGCCCGGACCAACCTCAAGCAAACGCTGTATTTTATATAAAAGATATAGTCATTAAACAATGGAGATATATATATTAATAAATTAAATTAAATTAAATTATGGGAAAAAAAGAAAAGTTGGTTGACTTAAAACCAGAGGCGGATAAAATATCCGACGAACATTTAAAAGAATTACAAGAGATAGTAAATACAATAAACAACGCACAGTTTAATATAGGTAAGATCGAAGGGCAAAAGCATTCGCTACTACACGAACTTGGAGCTGCACAAGGTAAGATATTAAAGCTGCAAGAAACTTTTACTAAAGAATATGGTTCCACTGACATAAATATTAAAGATGGAACGATTAATAGAAATAATGATGAAAAATAATATCATTAGAAAAATAACTATAGGCAAAGACTATAAAAATGATTCAATGCACTACGCTGTTGGTCAAGAGGTTTATGGAGGTCATAAGATATGTGATATAATAGAAGAAGAAGATAAGTACTCTATTTATATTAGAAAAGACGAGGTTGTTATACCTTGGAAAGATTTTAATAAAAATATGGCCATATCAGTAGAGTATAACTTAGAATATTAATGAATGCTGCTTACAAAGATTTTATTATCGAGCCTATTGGTGATAGGTATAATAACAGTATACGAGTCGGTGAAAAAGAACTAGTACTTAACACTGAAATATTTAATCATCAGTACGTAAATAGATTAGCAAAGATTATCGCTACTCCATTATTATTTCAATCACCTATTAACGTAGGTGATGAAGTAATAGTGCATCATAATGTTTTTAGAAGATGGCATGATGTTAAAGGTAGAGAAAGAAACAGTAGATCTTATTTTAAAGAAAACAAATATATTGTTTCAATGGACCAAATATTTCTTTATAAAAAAGATAATTGGAAAGCTATGCCAGGTTTTAGTTTTATTAAACCACTTAAGACTATTGATAAGTTAGATACTAATACAGAAAGACCATTAGTTGGTATTGTTAAATATTCTGATGGAGGCTTTGATAAAGAAGAGTTAGTTGGATTTATGCCTAATATGGAATATGAGTTTATTATAAACGGAGAAAGATTATATAGGATCATGAATAAATTTATTACAATTAAATATGAATATCAAGGAAACGAAAAAGAATATAATCCAAGCTGGGCAAAAAGCGGTTGAAGAACTAATTAAAGTAGCTAAAGAACCTATTGTAGATTCAGACGATGATATATCAGCTGATAGATTAAAGAATGCAGCTGCCACAAAAAAGCTAGCTATATTTGATGCCTTTGAAATACTTAATCGTATAAATGAAGAAGAGAATATGCTTGAAGGTAAAGTTGAAGAAAAAAAAGAAGTTAAGTTTAAAGGTTTTGCAGAAGGTAGATCAAAATGAAATACGAACAAAGCTTATATAAAATAGTAGAGCCAATAAGGCAAAATACTATTAAAAGATTAAACAAAGGCAAGAAGTGGGAATATGGATATAATAAAGAAAATGATGTAGTTGTTATATCTAAAACCGGCATGATTGGTGATGTTGTAGAAATACAAGGTTTACAAATAGCTTTACCTAAACAACCTAAAGAAATATATAGTTGTAGTAAAGTAAAGTCAGAACAAAAGTGGAAACAGTTTCCAGCTAACCTAGCTTTTAAAAAGATTAAAACTGTATTTGACTGGCAAGATTATCCAGATGATTTTAAACAAGATCATTACGAATATATAGACGAAGAGTTTAAAAGAAGAGAAGAAGGATTTTGGTTTATGAACAATGGTAAACCAACTTACATAACAGGAACACACTATATGTATCTGCAATGGAGTAAGATAGACGTTGGCGCTCCAGATTATAGAGAAGCAAATAGATTATTCTATATATTTTGGGAAGCTTGTAAAGCAGATAATAGAAGTTACGGAATGTGCTATTTAAAAAATAGACGTTCTGGTTTTTCATTTATGAGTTCAGCTGAAACAGTTAATTTAGCAACACTTGCTAGTGATAGTAGATTTGGTATACTATCAAAAACTGGAGCTGATGCAAAAAAAATGTTTACAGATAAAGTTGTACCAATAAGTCTCAACTATCCATTTTTCTTTAAACCAATACAAGATGGTATGGACCGACCAAAGTCTGAACTCGCTTATAGAGTGCCAGCTAAAAAGTTTACTCGTAAGAAGATACGTGAGCGTGAGGAAATGGATGACGTTGAAGGACTAGACACAACTATAGACTGGAAAAACACAGGTGATAATAGTTATGACGGTGAAAAACTTTCGTTATTAGTTCATGATGAAAGTGGTAAGTGGGAAAGGCCTGATAATATAAAAAACAACTGGAGAGTTACAAAAACTTGTTTAAGATTAGGTAGTAGAGTTGTTGGTAAGTGTATGATGGGTAGCACTAGTAATTCACTTGATAAAGGCGGTGATAATTTTAAACAACTATATAATAACTCAGATGTAACAAAACGAAATCGTAATGGACAAACTAAATCAGGATTATATTCTTTGTTTATACCAATGGAATGGAACTACGAGGGCTTCATTGACGAATATGGACAACCTGTATTTAACACTCCTGTTAAACCAGCACTTGATCCCCACGGCTTAAAAATAGACCAAGGTGTTATAGATCATTGGGATAATGAAGCTGAAGGTTTAAAAGATGATCAAGATGCTTTAAACGAATTTTATCGTCAGTTTCCTAGAACTGAAGAGCACGCATTTAGAGATGAAACAAAAAATAGCTTGTTTAATCTTATAAAAATATACGAGCAAATAGATTACAACGAGGGTAATAGAAACTCATCAGTAGTAACAACTGGTAACTTTCAATGGTTAGGTGGAAAAAAAGATACATTAGTTACGTTTAATCCAGATCCTAATGGTAGATTTAATATTAGTTGGGTGCCAGGTAGTAAATTACAAAATAACGTTATTATTAAAAATGGCGTACGATATCCAGGCAACGAACATATGGGAGCTTTTGGTTGCGACTCATATGATATATCTGGAACCGTAGACAAACAAGGATCGAAAGGAGCTTTGCACGGATTAACAAAGTTTTCAATGGAAGACGCTCCAGCAAATACTTTTTTCCTTGAATACATAGCAAGACCACAAACAGCTGAGATATTTTTTGAAGATGTTTTAATGGCATTAGTTTTTTACGGCATGCCGATACTTGCTGAAAACAATAAACCAAGATTACTATACTATTTAAGAAGAAGAGGCTACAGAGCATTTAGTATGAACAGGCCAGATAAAGTTTGGAACAAGTTATCAACCGCAGAAAAAGAAGTTGGTGGTATACCAAACTCAAGTGAAGACATAAAACAAGCTCATGCAGCTGCTATTGAAATGTACATAAACGACCACGTTGGTTTATTACAAGATGGTACTTATGGCACTATGTATTTTAATAATACATTAAATGATTGGTCTAAGTTTGATATAAACAGAAGAACAAAGTACGACGCTTCAATAAGCTCTGGCTTAGCAGTGATGGCTTGTAATAGGCATTTATACCGACCTAACCCTAAAGTAAAAAAGCAACCAATAAATATAACCATATCAAAATATAATAATACTGGATTTTCATCTAAGATAATTAATAATAAAATATGAGACAAGAACACTCTATACATTTTCCTTCACAAGCTGTTAGCGATTTAGAAAAGCTAAGCGAAGAGTATGGTTTAAAAGTAGCAAGGGCTATAAGACACGAGTGGTTTTCAGGAACTACATCAAAATATAATAGCCATAAAAATAATTTTCATACATTGAGATTATATGCTAGAGGAGAACAGCCTATACAAAAATATAAAAATGAATTATCTATAAACGGTGATTTATCTTATTTAAACTTAGACTGGAAGCCGGTACCTATTATACCTAAATTTGTTGATATTGTTGTTAATGGTATGGCTGAAAGAAATTATCAAATAAATTGTTTTTCGCAAGATCAATATGGCGTAAGTAAAAGAACTGAGTATATGGAGTCTTTATTACGTGATATGCAAACAAGAGGATTTAACGATAAAGTTAAAGAAAAGTTTGATATAGATCTTTACGAAAATGATCCAGAAACTTTACCTGATACAGAAGAAGAATTACAATTACACATGCAGCTTAATTACAAACAAGCTGTTGAGCTAGCTGAAGAGCAAGCGTTAAATGTTTTACTAGAAGGTAGCGATTACGATTTAGTTAGACGTAGAGTATTATATGACTTGACTGTGCTAGGTATGGGTGCTACTAAAACTACATTTGATTTTAGTAGTGGGGCAAAGGCTGAATATGTAGATCCAGCTGATCTAGTTTATTCTTATACAGAGTCTCCTTATTTTGATGATATTTATTATATTGGCGAAGTAAAAGAATTACCAATAAACGAATTAGTAAAAGAGTTTCCAGAATTAAAAGAAGAAGATATAAAAGACTTAGTAGATAAGTACGCATATGCATTAGATTACGTTTCTAATAGAGATAAAAACAAAGTTCAAGTTATATACTTTAATTACAAAACTCACATGAACAATGTTTACAAATTAAAAAAGACATCTTCAGGTTCAGAGAAAGTAATAGAAAAAGATGATAGCTTTAATCCGCCAGAAAATAAAGAAGGTGATTTTAGTAAATTAGAAAGAGTTGTAGAAACTTTATACGAGGGCGTTTACATTGTGGGTGCAGATAAAATGCTTAGATGGAAAATGTGTGATAACATGATGCGTACAGAGTCTGAGTTTAGTAATGTTAAAATGAACTATCAATTAGTTGCTCCAAGAATGTACGAAGGTAGAATAGAGTCTATAGTTAGTAGAATAACTAGCTTTGCAGATATGATACAGTTAACACATTTAAAGTTACAACAAGTTATGGCTCGTATGGTACCCGATGGCGTGTATTTAGATATTGATGGTTTAGCAGAAGTTGATTTAGGTAACGGAACTAATTATAATCCACAAGAAGCTTTAAATATGTTTTTTCAAACTGGTAGTGTAGTTGGTAGAAGCTTTACTTCTGATGGTGATGGTAATCCAGGTAAAGTTCCTATACAACAAATAAACAATGGTGTTAATAGCGGTAAGATACAAAGCTTAATAACTACTTACAATTATTACCTACAAATGATAAGAGATACTACGGGTTTAAATGAAGCTAGAGATGCTAGTACTCCTAGTCGAGATGCTTTAGTTGGTGTACAAAAACTAGCAGCCGCAAACTCTAACACAGCGACAAGGCATATATTACAATCAATGTTATTTTTAACCGCCGAAGTAGCTGAGTGTTTATCATTAAGAATATCTGATATAATAGAATATTCTCCTACGAAAGATGCTTTTATAAGATCTCTTGGCGCTCACAATGTTGCTACATTAGAAGAAATGAAAAACTTATATCTATACGACTTTGGTATATTTTTAGAGTTAATGCCTGATGATGAAGAAAAAGCTATATTAGAAAATAATATACAAGCTGCTCTTCAACAACAAACTATAGATTTAGATGATGCTATTGATTTACGTAATACTAGAAACTTAAAACTTGCAAATCAACTACTTAAAGTAAAAAGAAGAAAAAAGCAAGAGCGAGATCAAATGATACAACAACAAAATATACAAGCTCAATCGCAAGCTAATCAACAAGCACAACAGGCCGCGGCTCAATCTGAAATGCAAAAAAATCAACAAAAAATGCAAATTGATGCTCAGCTCGAGCAAACAAGAAATCAAATGAGAATACAATACTTACAACAAGAAGTGCAGTCTAAAAAAGAATTAATGCAATTTGAGTTTGATTTAAACAGTAGATTAGAATCTATGAAGCAAAATACTAATAACAAAATAGAAGCTATGCGTGAAGACAGACGAGATAACAGAGTTAACATGCAAAGTGATGCTCAAATGAAAATGATAGAGCAAAGAAAACAGGGTGATTCACTTAATAACTTTGAGTCATCAGGTAATGATATACTTAGTGGAGATGCGGGTATGGAACAATTCGATCTCTAATTTTTAATATTTTATAAAATTTTATTATGGAAGAACTTAACGAAGAAGTTGTTGAAGAAACAACTGACTCTGTCGAGCAGACAGAAGAAAACAACGAGCAACCTTTAGAAGAGGCAGTAGAACAAGTAATTGATGAAACTAAATTTGATAGCGCTGATGATCCAGATGTTATTAAAATAGATTTAGATTCTCCTATACCTGAACAAAAAAAAGAAGAGGTTGTTGAAGAACAAAAAGAAAACGTAGAAGAAGTTGTAGAAAAAGTAGCTGAACAACCAGTCATGGAAGAAGTTACTGAAGAAGAAAAAGTAGAAGAAGTAGTAGAAGCTGTTGAAGAAGCAGTTGAAGAAGCTAAATCTACTGGACAACCTATACCAGAAAAAATTCAAAAAGTTATAGAATTTATGGAAGAAACAGGTGGCGATCTACAAGACTATGTAAATTTAAATAGAGACGTTTCTAAATTAGATGACTCAGATGTTTTAGATGAATATTATAGAAGCACTAAATCACATTTATCAGCTGAAGAGAGAAACTTTTTATTAGAAGATACGTTTGGTATTGATGAAGAATTAGATGACGACAGAACAAAACGTAAAAAGAAAATAGCCCTCAAAGAGCAAGTTGCCGAGGCTAAAGCCTACTTAGACGGGCAAAAGTCTAAATACTATGAAGAAATTAAAGCTGGCTCTAAGCTAACAGCTGAACAGCAAGAAGCAATTAATTTCTACAACAAATACAATGAAGATTCTGAAAAACAGAAGGAGTTAAATACTAAAAGCAAAAGAACATTTTTAAATAAAACTGATAGTTTCTTTGGGCAAAATTTCAAAGGTTTTGAATATAACGTCGGAGATAAAAAATATAGGTTTAATGTTAAAGATGTAGATAAAGTAAAAACAACTCAAAGCGATATTAATAATTTTATCAACAAGTTTGTTGGTGAAGATAAATCAACTATTGAAGACGCAGCGGGTTATCATAAATCTTTATATACGGCTATGAACGCAGACGCTATTGCTAGACATTTTTATGAGCAAGGTAAAGCAGATGCTATTAAAGGCCAAGTTGCTAAAGACAAAAATATTAATTTAGAACCTAGAAAAACGCACGGCGAAACTAATGTTGGGGGTGTTAAGTATAGGGTTTTAGGTGAATCTTCTTCTGATATGAAAAATAGATCTTTTAAAATTAGAAAGAAAAATTAACTTAAAAATTTAAAATTATGGCAATTAATCCAGGTACTAATTTGAATAGCGTTCCTGCTCCAGTAAAGCAAACGTTATCTACAAATTATTTAGACCTATCATCTAGCACGAATGCTGGTTGGGGTCAACAATATGTACCCGATCTAATGGAGAAAGAAGCTGAA